AACATTATCAATAAGGTCTAACATAGGTCCAGCAACATCGATCTCTATATTGATTTCTGGATTTTGTATGACATCATATCCCGCATCAAACGGAGGCTCGATGGAAGCCTTACCATCAAAGCTCCAATAGTTAGATACACAATTTCTAAAGTTAGTTGCGAATGGCTGTGTAATCACAGTCACTCTTGTGCCTGTGTCTGCTAGAGTCACAATATCCTGAAAAGTGTTTGCTCCGCTAGATGTAGATGTCTTTAGATCAACAGGAAACTGAACTACAGATGGAGAAGCAACTGTACGAGTCTTATCAATAGCGGCTCTAAATTCTGGATCTTCTAAAGCACCGTTCTGCATTCCCTTGAAGGCGTCTACTAATATTCCGTTCTTAAATCTATTATTGCCGGCTCCGTCATCAATATAAAAGTCTCTAGCTTTTGTTTCCAATAGACTCAGAGATACAAGGTCTGTAAGTCTATCAATCTTGTCTTCAATACCAGCGATCTCTTTCATCGTATAGTTCTTGTTCGACACATCTGAAAGTTTAATTCTATTGTTACCAGATACTGTTGTTATGTTTCCTGGCACAAATATATTATTAATTGCGTACAATCCCTTAAGTTCGGGAATGCTAGGGTTCTCTGCTTCACCGCCCTCATACAATGCAATATCGCCAAACTCATCAACAACTACGCTATCGATTCTAGACATGTAGTAAGACTGCGTTGATGTTATAGTGCTTTCGTTAGCAGGAGATATTCCTGCGACTACCGTTGGTGATATAACAGAGGCTGATTGTGCGCCTGATACACCTACAGAATAGGATACTACTGGGCTGAGATATGGTCTAAAGTCGAAAGAATTGATTAGGTTGTAACTAACCCCATTCTTGCCAACATAGTCTTGTATAAGATTTTTACTAGGCACACTATTGTAACTTGACGTTGAAATATATCCACTGCCTAAGTTAGAAGTTCTCTTTAACACCTTAACTTTAATTCTAAGATTGTTGTTAGATACTGTTTCGCCTACCTTATTCGTGAGGTACGATATTCCGTAGAAGTGGTCGTTCTGATTATTTACGAGTCTGAACTTTCCTGTTACGTCAGCACCTGCTCCGTTATCGTCTATAACTTCTAACAGCTTGATTGCGTTAGGCAGACCTATAGTTGCTTGACCGTTATTCCAAGTTGATTTGACGTAGACATCTAGTTCATCCAAACCGTCTGATACTGTGCCAGATACAATTGCATCGTAGTATAAGAACGAAGCTCCAGTGGTTGCTAGTACGATATCGACATCAGTTCCTGAATACGAAACCGTATTAGCGGGAATAAGTATGTTGCCAGATGTTACAGCAAAAACTGAAGAGTTTGCAATAGGCTTATGCGTGGCTGTTGGAGTAAGTGTATGTGTGTTCGAAGAGCTACAGGCAATTCTGAATCTTTGCGTGAAACTAACTGCGGTTGCAGATGCCATATTTTCTTTACCAGCATCGAATATTTTACCGCCACTATTAGCTCCAAATAGTTCTGAGGTGGTTAATACAGTATCAGCAATTTTAGTTATGGCTGTATTCTCTTGCCCTGCATTTTTTATTATAGCATAGACAAAGATTTTACCAGGAGTAACATTAGATACCGAACATGATCCAATGATAGTTGAGTTGTTATATAGAGAATATCTTTGAGCATTAAAATCGAAAGAATTTAGAGGCCGATTACTGCCGCTATGAGTGTAAGCGAAGTATTGTCCATAAGTCACACCAGTGTGTTGGTTTAACTTAGTCTGTGTGAGAGTTGTTGGATTAATTAAAAGCTTTCTAGAAGAAATGTTTCGTACTTCATTACCGAAGACGTATGCCTTACCAGGAGCAACAACGGCATATGCATCACCGTCGATCTGCTCTACAGTGACATTCAATCCGTTCGTAATGTAGTTTCCAGATTCGTCATAAGTTCTACGTGCCATCTCATCCGAGATAGAGTTGAACTGGGTCTCACTACGAATACGTACCGCATTACCATCGACATATCTGATAAGTGCAAAGAATTCTTCTGGTTCAGTTGCACTATTATGAGTTATAAGAGTTGGTACTAACTTAAGTCTATCAGCACCAGGAGCATTCTCGTTATTAAATCCGGCGGCATTATCCAATAGAGTTGAGTCTAGACCAGATGTGATAATGTTTTCGTTGATTGTAAAACCAACAGACACGTTACCAGGAATAGTAGAGTACTTAGAAACGATGATTGACTGTTCAGTAACAAAGATGAAGTGTCCTTTCTGATAAAGAACACCTTCTTCACATGTAACACCGAACGATCTTCCTGCGTGGGCAGACACAGTAGCGACAGTAACGGTTTTGACAGTTGTGCCTACGGCACCATAAAGACTTGCAGATTCAGCATCTTCTACACTAGCAACTTTAACAGTTAGAACTTCACCTTGTTGAAACTGTTTAACATTCGTAGTTGCAGACTGAGTTCCATCATAGCCGATGTAATTAACATAAAAAGTTTTAAGATCGGGATCTTGAGTTTGGAAACCATTATCACCTTTAAAGATGTTAGCGATAAGCTTAGACGTTCCGCCAGTAACGGTGTACGTCACTTTACCCGTTTGATCGAAGACTGAAGGATCAGTAAAGTCTGCTTGATCGTTTAGCTTAACATAGAAGATGTCTGGTCTAGCAGTAAGGTTAATACCACTGACAACAGTACCCTCTTTATAGATGTTTGAGCCAAAGCGTTCAACCTGCTTTTGGAGAATAGTTTGTAATTGTGTTAATTCACGTGCTTGAACTGCCTTAGCTGGTTTAAACAGAATACGGTTAAACTGTTTTGCCTCAGCAAAGTCATCATAGTACGGATCAACGTTTAAGTCTGTGTTAATGCCCATGTATTATACTCTTTTCCTTAAAAGTCGAAGATAAACTTTATTTTTTCTTTACGATCTGCTTGACGCTGAATAGGATCAAAGTCTACAAAATGTAGAATCTCTCCAGCGTACGGAGAATACTTCCCATAAACAACATCATTACTAGCATTATTTATACTCAAACTATTAGCTGTTGTAGAAGTTGGTGTATCTCTTACGTAGATAGCCCCTGTCTGATATATATTCTGAAAATCTCCAGAGTAGTCAACCAAATATATCAGAGTATTGGTGCTACCATCATAAACACTTTCGTGTATTCTACTTACCACAGTCTCGGTCTCTGTGCCAGTACCTCCTGACAAAGCAACGTCTTGTGTTATGTATTTACCAGGTACAGCAGTAGATGTCTGATCACCTGCTATAGTTATCACTGTTCTATTATCGAACTGTGTTGGTTTTGTTCCATCGCTAAACGTGGGATTCTTTAATAGAGCCACTTTAGTGTAATAGTTAGTGTCTGGTATCAATAGGTCTTCACCAGAAAAATTAGTGATTACCGCTAGCCTACTCATTGACATTTCGTTAATAGGATTTGATCCGTGTCCGCCTGTCGGAGATATCACTGCCCTCAGAGATGTGGGCGTTAACCCTCCTTGAATGGCTGCGTCTTGTACTCCTGGAGGTAAAAGAACGGTTGCTGTAGCGTATTTGTACTTCGTACCCTTAGACACGTACTCGACATTTACCAGAGTTCCGAATTTATCTATAATGCCATATGCAATACACGGAGTACCTGTACTCGTGCTTCTGCTCACAGAGATTTTAGGAACAAGCATGTATGTCAAGCCCCCACTATCAAATGATGATTTAGACTCTGTAGTAGATATAGTCACGTCAATGAAAACTCCACTGGCATCAGTTACCCTAGAAGTTAAGATATCAAATACCTTACCATCACTTCTCCATAGATATAGATTCGTGTAGAAGTTATTTCCAGTATCTAGAAATGGTCCAGACTTAGGAGATATTTTAATTCCAATACTTTTCTTATTAGTGTCCGTGCCATCTACTACAACTGAGTCTAGTGATACAACAGAAGAGTCTGCCGTACTAGTCGCTGGACCAAATACGCACTTTGAAAATAGACCATTAGGAGTATTAGAAATTACGATTTGAGATATGCTCTCTTCGGCAGCTGCCTTGACTGCCGTGTCTCCGTATGAAGGATAAGGCAGAGGCAAACTATCAGTCGTAGCGAATACTTGTGCGTCTGAATTAGTTACAGAGAACATATACTTCCAAACATATCCATCACTAGATGTTATAGTTTCGTATGCAGAGTCCTGACTTAAGCCTCCATCAACACCAGCATTAAGGCTTGGCGCTACTATCGACGGACCCCCATTATTATTTTGAATGCATTTGTAGACGTAGTAGTTTCCTTCATCATTCGTGATCGTGACAAACATGTTGAGAGTGCCAACGTCCTGAGTATCATCGAAGTCATCATACACCGTATTCTGAGTCCAAGTATTTCGATGGAACATATAGCGAACATCGTCATCAGTGACTTTATTTCCAAATATTACTCTTCTCTGAAACTCTCGCTTTTCAAACTGGGTATTTAAAATGACATTAGCTTTATCAACACTAGATCCCATGATGTAGTAATCAGACTCTGGCTTTAGTGATGCTAGTTGAGTATTAACAAATCCGGTTATAGCAGACTGGTCGTTGGATGAAAGACTCAAGCTACCTGTAGTATTGAACGCTGCCAGAGACGTTGCAAAGTTAGAGCTTAAGGTACTATTAGTACTAATGAAAGAGTCGAACAACTCATTCGTAGTCTCTACTTTAAAATTTTCAGTAATAATTTTTGCCATTATTGTACCCGTTAAGTTCCTATCGATGTTGTTATTGAAGCACTCGTTGTTTCATCCAGAGTTATTATTGTAGCTACCAGTCCCGTATTCTGTTCAGTGTTAATAATCTGTGTTCCTTCTTCGTTCTGGAGTCCATCTTCTGTTATATCCCAAACCTGAAACTCAACATCAAGCGTTGAAGAAAGATCGTTATTACTATTTATAAGAGGGGCACTGAATAGTTTTGTACCAGCAACGCCTACCACATTATCGATAAGGGACTTATATTTGTCGGGATCAACAATAGATCCAATCTCATATGAATACTCTTGATAGTAATAGTTGTCTGCAATCTTTTTAGTGTTCTCGCTTAAGAATGAAGTAGTCGTTCTCCATCTACCTTCAGTCAAGCCAGGTCCCTGTGTTCTTATCTTTGCTGTAGCAACAACTATATCATTTGTGTCAAGTAAGTTGACTGTTTCATTGTCAGAGTATCTATAGCCAGTGTTTAGTAAGTTGACTGATTCAATCTGACCAGTTTGATAACTAGCTGGACCATCGATGACAGCATTTCTTCCCATAGGCAAAGATGACGAATCTCTACCAACCGCAGAGATCATTTCATTATTGCCTCTGATGATAGCATTCTGTCCTGCTTGAAAGTCATAGAAGCTAAGTTGCTTAAAGTAGAAGTCATTGCCCTCTCGCTTCAAGAACCTTCCCTTAGCGACATAAGGTATGTACTGAGTATCACCCTCAGCTTCCCAGTTGAGATTAGGGTTTTCGATAGTAAGATTCTGAGTTACGATATCACCTACTTCTAGTAAGAAGTCAGGAGCATTGAATGTCAGAATAGGATCTTTCTTATCAAATCTTGATACGTCAGCAAAGTTTGCTTCTGTGAACACATCACTAGTGTATTGATTACCTGCGTTACCTGCGATGATATTATCGATAGAGCCTATTGTAACATTAAGAGGAATAAATGCGTCTTTGAATTTAGTATTCAATGTCTCTTCTGTAGCACCACTCATCCTATAGTTAGTCTCTACAACATCAACAACAGTACCAGTTCCAGTTCCAGCGCCGTCGGCTGTGAATCGAGTACCTACATTGTTATCAGGCGCACCAACTGACATGAAGTTAGTGTTGCCTGGAACATTGATCTCATACACTCTAGGATTAACCATTGCTGTAGCATTGACAGTAACTTGAAGTGGTGTGTTAGTAAAGTCTCCAATCAAGTCAACAATGATATCTACATTCTCACGATCAGTCTCAGAGATAGAGTCGATAGTATAAGAAGCACTATCATTAAAGGCTCCTAGATTCACACCATTTAATGTCTGTGTACCCACAATAAAGTTAGTTTGACCGTTAGTAGGTAATACGTTAAAGTCGTAACCGTATCCAGTAGCAAGAACATTAGGCAGTAATACGTCTTCTATCCATGTCACCATTAATGGGTGCAAAAGAGGAAACTCAGTATCAGCAATATAAGCAGTCAGTGCAGTAACATCTAGTTGCGTGATATATCTATCTTGAAGTGCAACATAACCTGAGTTACTGATATCACCAATTCTATAACCATTAGTATGATTGCGATTAAACACTGCACTCATCTTAGGATCAATCGATGGGTCTTTATCAACCGCTAGTTGAAGTTGGGCTTTCACATAGGCAAGAAACTCGGCACGTGTTCTTTCTACAGTATTCACATAAACAAGGGGGTGATCATATCCAACGATTCGCCCGCCACCTGTGATATTTGCCGCTCCCGATACAGAAGCCGCCCCAGACGCAGTACTGATCTGAGTCACAGCAGAGGAATGCCCTTGTGCGTAAATCCAATCACCGATATTGATAGTAGGCGTTAAGGACTGCTGAAGCACAACAACTTGATTAGATATTAAGATGTCGTTATTAGTAGTAGGTAATGTGTATCCATATCCAGTATCTGATATAGAGAAGTCGATCTGACCAGTGCTTACAGTAGATACTGTTTTAACTGATGCTGTACCAGACGTACCAGTATTAGACGATTGTATCTTTAATTTTTCACCGATTTGTTGTCCAGCTATTCTATTAGAAGAGTTTACTGTAATTGTACTAAGAGAACCCTGTATCAGCTTACCATAGTTGACAGAAGGTTCTGTACCACGTGTGATTATAATACCATCGTCTGACGAAAATGTTCCTGATACATTAGAGAGATACGCAATAGGTATTAACGACCCAGTGAAGTTAATGAAGACGATCTCGTCTACAAACCCTATAGCACCCGATATGTCTCCGTTCAGCTTATCGCCTCTTTGTACTGGATAGTCTACTACAGAAGCCACAGCTTGGAGTTCTAGATAGATTGCCCCACCCCATACTGAATCAGATGGTCTTAGTATATTCGTACTAGGATAGAAGACTTCGATCTCTGTATCATAGAACATTTGAAATAGCAAGCGGAGTGATTCTTCAGAACCTTTTCTCTTGTATAAGTCTTGAATATGCTTTAGAATAAACTTAGTATCGATTATCGTATCAAGAGGTAACTCATGTAAGAACTTCTTCTTAAAGAAGATAAGGAAATTGGCTAGTGTCGTATCAAGGTCTCGTAGCTTTGGAATATTTCTATCCATAGTCGAGTCGTTGAAGTCGTAGTATGCTTTCGTGAACTCAACAAGAAAATTACCCTCTTCCCTATAGAGAGCAGGATACTGTTCTTCGATGAATGTCGAAATATTACTTGAAACGTCTAGCATGTTTTATTCCGTTAATTGTGTTACGTTAACTGTAATGTCTTGGTTGCGTATAGAGATGATTCTGTCCTTAGGAGACTTGACATCTTTATTAATTGTGTTAGCAGTGAACTTGATAGCATCACCTTCATATGAATCAACAATAAGATTTGACAACTTAACATCACCTGTGCTATAATCAATTGTACCGACGTTACGTTTGAATACACCTTGTATACTTGTACCCGCTGTAACAGCCATCATAGAACCCTTACCATCGTCTTGTAGTGTGACAAGCGATCCTTCTATCGTGAACTTGCTTGTTTTAATAGCAGGCTTGAACGATGAGAAGCCAGTAACAGCATCAAATGGATATGGTTGTACTAGCGAAGACTCATAAGAGAATGCGGGATTCTGTACAATAGACAATGTAGGCTTGATCTCAATGACAGGCTGTGCAAAGATATCGGTAGAGATGATAGAGTTATCAAGAGCATCAAGTGTAGCAGATAACCTAGACTGACGCAATGCCTTATTAAAGTCATTGAGATTCGTAGTCTGGTATGCTATAATAGAAGCAATAACCTCGCTTCGTATCTGAGCCGCACTCTTCGTAGTGATGTTTGGATCGTACACTACATTCACTACAGTGTCAATGAATAAGAACTTAGCCGCTACGAACACTGGCTCGATAGTCAGTGGTGTCTTGTCTCGTAGGTATTCTTTAAAGTCAGCGATCTCAAAGTCTGCCGCTCCCTGTCCACCAGTAACGTCTACAGAGATAATCACTTTACCATATTGTGGTGGAATAACTTCATCACCACCGTATACAGATATAGCTTGAATATTAGGAAATCTATTTCTCAGTAGTACTTCATAGTCACTCTTTGTAACAGCACGATCTTGTACTTGTAACGCCTTAGGTGCGAATGTTCGTATAGAGTCAATAGTCTCTGCTCTAAATCCACCAGTAGAAGGTACAGTAACAATCGTTGATATAGATGAGGCGCCGCCAATGTTCTGTGCTATCGTAAACGACTTAACACCATTCGCATCATCACCATTACATATCCTGTATGTAGCAACGATAACATCAGCACTATCAGGCTGAGCACCAAACGTGTTCTGACCAAACTGTAGGCTATACTTGCCATCTTCTTCGGGCTGTAGATAGAATACTTTCTGTGTAGCACTAATGCCAAAGATGTCGCTCTTCTGTACGTACTCTTCACCATTCACTGTAACATACAATGAGCGTGTGTCAATCCATGAGTTAGATAGGATAGAGTCTGATACAGATAGCGTCTCGCTCATAAGGCGTCCTTGAAACGCTTGCATGCCTGTGATACTAAACGTGTCTGTGTTAGCATTACGTATAGCAGTATTTGTCTTGTCTGTCAAGAAAGAAAATGTAGTATTACCACACTTGCCAGATAGCGATGTATTAGCAGGAATAGTAAAGTAGTTTGAGTCTTGTGTAGCAGTGATATTCAACGTAACAGTAGCCATAGACGATCTACGTGAACGAGGAAGGTAGTTTAATTCTTTGGCATGTGATATAATACTATTACGTTCTTGTGCTGAGTCGAGAAACATCTCGCTAATAGCCATGTTATAATAGTAGTTGTTATAGAACGTATTATATGATAGTACATCTAGGAGAACGTTTAAGTTAGACCCTTCGAAGTCGTAGTCAGCAAACCTATCCTGATTCTTAAGAAATGTCTTAAGTGCTGTCTTCGTAGCGAAGAAATCTAAATTAGTTACTGGTGATATGTTTGCCATTTATCTTACCCTGTCGATGCCTATTGAAATTGATTGTGGTGCTTCACTATTTATGACGTTAAAAACAACGTTGACTGTCAGTGCATTCTCGTCTATATCACCTAGTACTTCTACATCTAGTAGATTACAGCGTGGTTCATATGCTTTAAGTACCTCACGTACTTTGTCTTTGAGTAGAATGATAGTAGTAGGCGTAACGTTCTCGAATAACGATGCACGAATATCGCTGCCTAAGTTAGGCTGAAACAGTCGCTCTCCTTTGTCTAATAGTATGAGGTTCTTAATAGCTTCTCGTACAGAGTTCTCATTCAGTCTACGTGCTATATCACCCCTGCCTGGAATAGGCGAAAGATCCTTATGGAAGTCCGAGTATACAGCTTCGAATCTAGTACGTGGTGTGATTTGCTCTGCCATTAGTAATTACCTTTGTGTTCTATCTATTTATGCTGTTTTCGTACGGAATAAATCTTTATCATGCTTATCTACATGAGCAACCCATTTGTTGAGTTGACTATCTGGTACAGGGAAGTCGCTAGGAGTATATCTCTCACCCCCGACCCAACTGACTCTCTCTGGTCGTATGTCTAGATGTATGAATGATGAGTATACGCCAATGCCAGTAAAGCCTGCTCGACTCGCTGCCACAACAAACTCTGCTCTCTCTTCATACGATCCTTTTACTTGGACGTCAATAGCTTTACCTGTCATGTGCTGTGATAGTTTAGCACCTCCTACCTTACTATTCTTCTCAGGCGATCTATAGCCAGAGTTAATAACGTATGATTGTCCTGTCTGCTCACATACACGTAGTAGCTTACCTAGTACGACTGGATCAATCTTCTTATAACCAGCGCCCTTGAGTTCTTTACCCTCGTAGTCGTTCTGATTAATAACAGCACTAGTATACGTAAACTTGCCTGGTACGCCTGCTTCTGTACGATTATCGGAAATAGTTTTAATTTCTACTTGACTTAGTTCAGAAGGTGTGATATAATTACTTTGTATTGAAGGGTCATCTACTACTTCTTTAAGAGTAGGTGCTGATGCATTCACTGTCTCTTGAGCTTTAGTCTTAGCGTCTCTACGTTCTTTAGGATCGATACGTATAGCACCAGCTTTGACTGCCTTCTGTGACTCACGTAAGCTCAATGCTCGTAGTACAGCGTGTTCTGCTACCATCGCACTAGAGAGTGCTTTGAGTCCATCAACAGGACCTCGCATGAGACCTTGAATCACTTCAGTAAGTTGACAGAATCTAAACATCAATAGAGCAACGTTCTCTACAGTAAGGCGCTCGAACTGTGCTGAAGTCTTGGCTAGAAATGCCTCTACCTTCTTCTTAAAGTCCTTAATACCCTCTTCTGTGAACAACTCCTTGATGTCTTCTGCTGTCTCTTGTATCTTTTTGAATGCTTTTTGACCAGTACCATGTATATCATTGAGTGCTCCAACAGTGGAAGTGACTACCTTCTCTATCTGTTTAAGCAATTGTACTACAACCTTGTCTATGATTTCAAGTACTAAATCCTTTATCTTCGTAATAACTTGATTAAGAGTAATAGATTTGATCTTTTTTATGGGATCTTTCTCTAGTAAGTTCTTAATGTCTCCCATCAATTCGCTTGCGGTATCGATAAGAATGAATAAAGCAGTAAGTTGTCCGAATACATTAGCAAACGCACCACACATACCAGCAGAGATAGACTTGCCTAAGTTCTTATTCAGGTGATAGTCTAAGTCAGTTAAGTATGAGTCTACGGGTACAGGAACAACTTCATCAGGATTAAATGGATTATAGTTGTTGATATCTTTGTTAAGGTCTGTTATACTATAGTTATTTTCTACTACAAAGTCAGCGATGTCAACAAAGGTTAATGGTGCTTGATCAAAGCGATCTCTTAGTGTATCATAGTCAGATAAGTCTAAGGCGCCTAGAATGGCATTCGTCTTCTTCGTAACATCTACTAGAGCCTGTCGATTAACTCGCTCTACAGGGTTATTATCAGTCAGCTTTGTTAAGTCTATTATATCAGAAAAAGCTCCACTGTCAATACCTAATATAGAGGAATCGAATCTAGATGCAAGGGGTGTTGTATTTTCGCAAATTGCACTCATGTTATTTCCTAAACGTTTTGGTTTTTGTAGTAGTCATTGATACTAGACACAGTGATCTTACCAGAATCATCTCGCCATCCTTTATTCTGCTCCCATGCTTTAGTGCCATACGCATAGACTTCATAGCTGTCTCCTTTGTTGGCATATGCTGGTGCGGCTTGCATGATTCCTAGATCACCCCCACGATAATCAAACTTAGTGAGGTATTCATCATAGACTCCTAGCTGTTCTGTAGCGTTCATATTCTGTATCTCACCTGTCGTATAGCCCAAGAACTCAGCAGTGCCTGGTATAAACTGGAATAGACCAGTTGCACCACTATCACTATTTAGTGCAGATGTGTTGAAATTACTCTCGCCTTGTACGACTCTATACAGTTCATCTTTCGTAAGACCAGGGAACTTCTCCATCATAGACTTTAACTTATCTTGGAATGACTCGTCTGCCTCTAGCTCTTCTTTCGACTCATACGTACCTGCCTTAGTGACAGCAGTAGCGGCATTCGCTGTAGAAGTAACTGGACCTGGTATGGATGCTCCGTCTGTTGTATCATCAGTCATGCGACTTGTCAAGTGTACAGGCTTCCTTGTTCGCTTATTAGCACCTGTTGAATAACCTACACCCATACGTGAAGCAGGGATATCTCCGGGGTTGACAACAGCGGCAACTTCTGTTATACTTAAAGGAGGTATTGTAGCCGTACCAGACTGTACTAGTTGTGCTGCCTTAGCTGATGTGATTGTACCTGCGGCTAAGCCTGCTGTAGCACCTGCTGTACCATTACCAATAAGAACTAATGATCCGTCCATATTAACGAGTCCACCAGCGCCTAATCCTAATTGACCAGTAGCGTGTAAGTCCATAGTACCAACAGATTTAATGCCTAGGGCTGCTCCTGCGTTAATACCAAGCGCACCAACAGCATTAATGTCCATAGTAAGAAGAGAATTCATACGCAATGATGTCGTACTATTAATGTCAATACCTAAATGACCCACATCAGGAAACGGTAAAGTTTGTGTTGACACAGCGGGTGTACCTGTGCTATGTATCTTCGTATATGCGGTACTATACAGATTCATCTTATAACTGTCAAGATGTATATCACCAAATAATGCTTGACCATATATGCCACCAAAGTTCAAGGCAGTACCAGCTTTCATCTTTATATTACCCTGTGCGGCTAAGTTGATGTCATCGCTAGTACCAAATACTCCTACTTTACCACCAGATATGTTCGTAGAGACAGCGGCATTAATATTGGCGGTACCACGGGCTGTAACATTAAAGTTCTCGCACTCAATATCTAAGTCGCCATTAATCCATATCTTACCTGATCCACGCTCTACCTTAAGAAGATAATCACCACCAACATTGGTCACATGATCGTTCTCTGTACTATTCATAGTAAAGCCTTCGCTACTATTATAGGTATCACCAAAGGACTTAATAAAGACAGTACCATTACCATCTATCTGTATGACTGAACCACTGCTATGTGATACTAAGATATATGTACCATCTCCGTCTTCACTATCAGATAGGACTACAAAGTTATTGTCATTCTTACTGGTATAAATTCTATTGTCAAGATTCTTTTCTGGTGTTATAATAGGTGGCTCAGACCATGTTTCGCCTGTAGCTGATTCGATATCGTTCTTCTGTGATGCGGCTTGTATAGTTGCTTGACCTATCTCTGCGTCTTCACCACCCATCGCTCGATGCAGAGGAGGCTTACCATACTTATCTATTGACGCCATTGGTATCATAGACACTTCATTAGGCGCACCTGCTTCTGGTGGTAATTGCAAGTTAATGCCTGGTATCCTGCCTATAATCATAGGATGCTGTGCGTCTCGTCCATCCATAAAGAAACCAAAGACCCATTCACCTACATCAGGTATACTAGAAGAAGCTCCGTATGTCCCATCAATAACAATAGCCCATGGTAAGGCTTCAGTAGGCATCTGTTCTTTGTCTTCACTATGGATACCAAATGCTCTCACTTTTACCCGACCATCATTGGTGGCATCGTGACGATACTCTACAACGCCTACAAACCACAATGGATTCTTAAACCCTCCGCTCATACTCTATTCTCCTCCGTCGCTGAATAAGACTCTATCATAGGACTGCGATAGACCGCCTTTGCTCATTGATACTATCTGTAGATAGTTGTCTCCATCATGGACGTTTGTGATGCTTGTTATCATATAAAAGCCGTCTCTTGCTCTGTCTGCCTGTGGATGTTTAGCCACTTCAATACGATCAACCATTATAAATATAACCATTCCTGGAACCAGTGCAATTCGACCGTTTATACTGCAATTAATCTCGTACTTAGCAAGGTGAGAATTAAATACCCTACGTGAATTAATTACCTCTGCATAAAAGGGATAACTTCTATCGCTTCTCTCTATCTGACCAGGTGTATTATAGTCCTTTATAACGAATGTCTCTTCTATACTAGGCATATTGTTACTAATAAAGTCTTCGCTATGATTAATCTTTAGATCGCCTAGATTATTCTTGTCTAAATGCTCTCTATAATCATATGATGTTCTTGATGTGGTTCTATTTAATATGTCTACTTCGAATACTGATCTCTTATATTGACCTGAGCCTATCTCTTCTATAGTATTAGTAGGACTACCGAAGCTGATTGACTGTAATGTTTGTTGTGCCGAGAGTTGGCCTTGGGGAGTATTGTTATCATATAGCCTGTTTGTGTTGAATAATAGATTATTCTCTCTTAGAACCTCGGGTGATGTTGTCATGTCCATGTACTTCTTAGCCAGGTAGTTAGGCGTACAGAAATAAAAGCTTTCTCTTGTCTCAAAGAACTTATAATTATTCGTAGAATCTTCACCGCCGTATGCTCTTCTGGCGAGGAAGTCTATCGCTCTGGCGGGCGACAGCGTAGGGATACAGAATGTGTGGTTGCCTACTGTAGGTTCGATTTCAATCGGCTTTGTATTGGTGGCGTTCTCTTGTTTAAGAAAGAATTCCTCATAGACATTCTTTACCATATCTGATATAAGCATGTTACTGTATGATTTAGCGACTTCTTGTTGATTAGCGTTGAAGTTCTCGATTGATGTGAAGTCTAGGGCGTAATGTAATAGGTTATCTTTGCTATCATCATAGGGTTTAACGTCACGTACCGAGAAGCAATAGAATTCTTTCTCGCTTGTCTTACCAAAGAAGTCTTTATATTTAATAGTAATGTATTCTTCGCCTAATATAGGAAGCTTTCTTAAGAGTCCTTCTGCGTCTAATACTACACATGATCCAACTATATTAGGATTGTCGATGCTTTCGGTTAATTGCCAGCTACCCACGATCTGATTTAATTCAATGCCCGCATCAGCAGGTGAATTAAATGGGCGTATCTTAAAGCTGATCAGTTGATAGTAACCTGCTTCAGCGACACTTACAGTATTACTTTCCATTTAATCTCTTCTCTAGCATCTCGCCTATCTGATCGACATAGTCCCTATTAAATAGCGATACAATTCTTCGCTTCTCATTTAAATCGAACTCATAATCATACACTCTTACGGGTGTCCATTCTGAAGTTGGATTGGCTGTATATGTTGCGTGATTAATTCGTATATCAGATACAAATTTACTCTTATAGTACTTGATATTATTCGTTAATGATGTGTTCTGTGCCCACGTGAGGACTGCTTCGTTAGTTGTACCTGATTGTGTAGCGTATTCTTTTATAATAAATGCATCTAAATTGGCTTGTGACTTAGGCCATTGAGTGTAAGGATCAATAATATTATTAGCTAATAGCACCAACCATGCTAACTCTGCATCTCCATAGTATAAGTAGGCAACATCTTCGGGTCGCATGCCTTCTTTAACAGTATAGGGAAGATAATTCGTGTTAGCAATAGAGTTAGATAGCTTTGCTCTTCTAGTGATATCGACCACATGTTCTTTATTTCTTTTAGTGAGTGGAAATTTACTGAAGTAACTCATTTTGGTACCCCCAATACGTCTGTGCCTGCTGAATCGTCAGCGCCTTCCTCAGAGTCTTCATCTGCTACAGCAGGTGGTAGGAATAGTTCGGGACCGTAGTCAGCTTTCGTATGAATAGCTGCCTCTGTCATAACCATATTAATTCTCATAGCACTTGGCTTACCACCTCTATTTAATGCAATACCATTAGGAGCATAGTCAACATTAAACTGACTGATCATACATGTCTTCATTCTATAGAAGAAGTTTGAATCGATACCATAGAAGAAACAGTCAACCATCGACGGATACTTTAATAGTCCTCTTGATAGTGTAGTCTCTCCCAAGTCTCCTAAAGCTTCACCTATTCCGTCACCACCAACGCTCTTGATCTCAGGCGTGATGTTGTTCTGAATGGTGCCTATAATTCTTCTCAACGTCTCTGCTTCTTCAGGAGTCTCAGGTGATAATGTCCATTCGAATGTGTGTACTTTTAAATCGACCCCGCTAAATACCAGTGTTGCATATGGATTAATAGCTGTTCCAGTTCCTGCTCCGATACCTTTAGTGATATCTGGTGCGATTGCACCTAGTCCAGCGCCTGCAATAAACACAGCGGTCTCTGCTGCCATAGATAACCCTGCAATAGCATTATCGACACTGATATCATCTGGACTTAATCCAGCCGCGGCGTCTTTAGTCTTATTGAACATGCCTTTAAGTTTAGATCCTAGACCAGCCGCATCACCTAATTTACTGATTGATCCTGCACCGTTAGCTGCCAGAGATCCCAGAACGCCTATTTCATCAGCACCAACCTTAATGTTCATGTTGTCTTGTAGGTTTTTAGGTAAAGGTAGAACAATACTCTCAGTATTTACGACTGTAGCGTGAGCAGAATTACCATACGCATATTCTTTAAAGTTAAATATCATGGCGTGATGACCAAGCGTGTGCGGAAAAGTCAGAGTAGAGCTATTACGCTTCTTCATTCTCTGATCTATTACTGATTCCGCTGGTGTTATTCTGCCTGTAGACATGGTTTTCGACCTTTATAAATATTAAGTTAGTACAACTACAATTATTTATATGAGATCAGATGGCATACCAGGGAAGTTTTAGACCGAGAAATCCGAATAAATATCTCGGTGATCCAACTAATGTGATTTACAGATCGCATTGGGAATTGAAGCTTATGTCTTATTTAGACAGACACCCACACGTTGTTAAATGGTGCAGTGAAGAAATTGTTATACCATATAAAAGTCCAATAGATGGGAGATGGCACAGATATTTCCCAGACTTCTATGTGGAACAGATAAATAAAGATAAGAAGAAAGA